ATAAATACGACCATTATGGTTTTTAACACCTGCTCTTTGGATGATACCCTCAACAACAAGTGGACCACCTGATTTTATTGACGATTCAACTAATAAACGGTCAACCTTTAATGGGATAATATCTACGATTAAATTACTCATTTTCCTTGTCCTCTATAGGCTTTTTTATATAGTTTAGAATTTTTATGCTTACTAGATTTAGTTTTAGCATGTATACCAGGGCGATTTACTTTTGTATCTCCACCACCAAATTCAAATGCACTTATTTTTCTTGTCATAACTTATTTATTTTATTTCTTTATACCCCATATAACCTTTTTTCTTTTTTCTTTTGTTGTTACCAAAAGCATGAGGGGTAGCATATGCTTCACCAGAACCAGCACTTATTGTAGTGCCTGTACCAGTGACATTTGCTTCTTCTAACTCTGTTTTAATGAGTTCACGAATCAAATTTCTAAGTTCATCTATGTTCATTACTGAGCAGATTTAAGTTCATTAACCAACTCGTAGTAATTAAGAAGATTAATTACATTATCATCGTGAACTGAGGACTTTTTACATAAAGGTTTAATCAAGTTTTTAACTTCAGTAAGTTTAATTTTAGTAACTTGATCGGTATTTTCTGATAATGTTTCGATTTCAGCTTTTATTTTAATAATTTCTTCATTAATGAAGGACTTAAGTTTAGGGCTGTTTGAAACATTATAAACATACTCTTTAAGTAATATTCTTTGGTTGTCTGCTAATCCAGAATATTTTTCGTTGAATTTTTCCATCAACATTTTATAAGTAAGTGCTCTAGTTTCTTTATCAAATTTTTCATATTCTTCCATAACAATTTCCTTTTTAGGTTTGTTTGGAAGATTTTTGTTTGTAATGTGTTCTAAAATAGCTACTTTAGAATCTACAATAGACATAGGATTTGCTTCTTTGTTCTCTAATAAATTATATACGCTAGCATATATTTTGTAATTAGGAACTTTAGCCTTAAAGAAATCTTCAATATTGTAAGTTTCTTTAATTTCCCTAACTAAATTATATCTTTCTCTTCTTAGAACAGACTTGTTAAGTTTAGAGTGTGCGTCTACTAAAGTTTCAATGAGGACAGCAGCATTTGCTTCTTTCTCAAATCTTTTAGTAAGCAACGCATTGTATATCTGATACTCTTTTACAAGAGCAGAATTATTACCAAAAAATTTTCTTAAAATACCTACAGCCTTTGGTTGGGAATTCGAAATAGTCTCCGAGGTAATTTGTCTCGTCAACAATTCAAATAATATCCCAGTATTTTTGTACTTGGAGTGCTTAGGTTTCATGCATGAATTGATTTATTCCTATATAAATATGTAGGGAGTTCTGAAGGATTACTCTTTTATAATGTTTTCTTCGTCTAGTAAAGACGTTTTGGTTTTTTCGTTTAATACTTGTTTACCTTTTAATCTTTTAAGTGATAATTTTTTAAGTATTCGTGAATTTTCTTCAAGAGCAAATGGTGAAACATCATTAGTTCTATTAGGACTATCATCAGCTGTCATACCCGATCTACCAAGTGGGTCACGGCTAAAATTACTTTTGTCAGTACCAAAATCACTTAATTTAGTTTTTGGTCTACCTGGTTCATTTTCATCATAACCATCAGGAACATCTTTAACGGCTTTATCTCTTTTAGTTGCATACATATTTGCTAAATCATGGGGTGTACCATATGATTCGCCTGACTCTACAGGGTCATTACCTTCATTCTCTATTTGGTTTAAACGGAATATATGAGCAGCATCATCGAGAGATTTATTTCTTTCGTAGTCTATTTCGTCTTGTGATAAATTAAATACATTTTTATATACAAAATCAGAAGATAACATTTTTTTATCTGCGATTGAGTTTGCAAGTTCAACCTTTGACTTGTATAATTCTGTTTTTTCTTGTTCAAACACAATTGAAGGACCTGTAAGTGATAATTCAAAATCTACTAAATCAGAATCTTCAAATCCTTGAGTGTATAAGTGAACAAGTGCAATTTTTTGTAATTCAGAAACGATTGTTCTTTGTAGGCGCTCAATTGTGCGAGCGAAACGAATATCCATAGCAGCTAATGTTGATTTACCTTCAAGATTTTCATCGTATCCTAAGAATGCTTTTGGAATCTTAAGAGCGGCTAACATTCGGTTTTTCAAGTATTCAATATCAGTTGTACCATCATAATCAAGACCTTTTGTAGTTTCAATTTTAGTTGATGCATCGTTACCCCTAACTGGGATATAGAAATCCTCAGTCATGTTTTGGATATTGAATTTTAAGTTATAGTCACCAGTGTTTTGATCCACGTATGGAGTCTTTTTCATTTTAGCAACTGTACGCTCCATAAATTGATCAATTTCATTTGGTGGGATACCTCCTACATTCATATAGAAAATTCTCTTTTCTGGTGCGCGCATAATTCTGTGGATAAGCATTGCATCCTCCATCAAGATCAACTGTTTAAATACCTTACGAGCTGGCTCAAGATATGAACGACCATAGGGGAGATAATTAGCGTCTGACAATAATCTAAAGTGAGCAACCTCATAATTTTCGAGTTTCATTTGGTCGCTTCTTCTAGCACTATAAGTCTGACTTTGTGATAAACCATTAGGGTCTAATACGAACTGTACATAGCTTGGGTTTTCAGGATCCATACCTTCTTCCCTTACTACCTGGTATACAGAAAGTGGTAAGGCGTTATAAACACCAAATTTTTCCGAAATTTGAAGGTGTAAGTAAAAATCACCGTATTTACACATTTGACGAACCCAAGATGGTAGATTAAATTCTACGTTAAGTACATCGTAAAACAAGTTGTGAAGTACGCGCTTTACGTTGTCGTTTGAAGATTTAATTGTTAATACATCTCCATATTCATTTTTAAGGGTTGCTTCCTCTGAAATAATATCAAGTGCAGGAGCAATCAATGAATCATAATCCATCGCCTCGTAATCGCTGTAAAGCTGGAGACGCATAGATGAGTAATTGAGCGTAGGATTGTACTGTAAAGATGAACCTACAGGTCTGTGTAATCTTGTAAATCTATCGTAAAGCGAATTTGATTCTAAATTACCGTATTTTTGGATACGGTCAGTATCCATTATTTTGAGTTGGTTACCTCCAACGTTTCTTATAATAACGTCGTTTGAGAATAACCTTCTTAATCGTGTAAATAAGCTAGTATCTGCCATATTTAATGTTTATAGTATGTGTATAAATATCTAACCTAAAAGCCAAGACAAATCTTCATCTTTTCCCCCTACATTCATTTTATAAGCACGTTTAGGATCATTTATTTGTGTAGTTGTAAAAAATGGGTTATAATTTGCTTTTGTTGTATTTTCAAGCATAGCCCGAGTTAAGTCAACTCCGTGCTGGGCGAATTTGAGTGCAGTATCTCGCACGTAACACGCAGTAGCTATGGACATAATTAGGTCATCATTATACCCAGTTTGGGCTTCTGGTCGACCATTTTTCCATACAAATGTTCTTAATTCATCTAATGTACGTCTTGAATTAATTTGGATACTTTGTTCTTTAACATATGCATCTAATTTTGCTATTGTTAATGGTCTAGTTCTAAGTGACATTGTAAAACCAGGTACCATTTTTGATTTGTCTATTAAATCGTATCCTTTAGCAATATATGCTTCAGCATCGCGAGTAAATTTTTCGTCTTTAGGACTGTAGTATAGATTTTCATAACCCATATCAATTACTTCTTGGATTGCTGCCCAGCCAATATTTGCATTTTCAATCACAAGTAGTGCTTTATTATATTCAGTTGCTATATTATACAATATTCTACCAAAATCTTTTGTAGGTACTTGGTCTTTAAATTCAGCTACTTGAGTACAAGTTTCAATGTCTATGACATGAAATGCTGAGTAGTCTTTTGAATCACCTCTTGCTACATCAGCTACAACCATATATTGTCTTGAATAATCAGGATATTCCCAAACCCATAGGCTTTGGTTCATACCACGTTTTTCAAGTGGGTCTTTAAGCATAGTAACTTCAATATGGTTTAATACTTCAGGTGGGAATACTGTATCACCTGAGGTTGTAAAATCACAATCACATTCTTGTGCTGCCATTCTTTCGCCTAGCTCGTCGTCTTGTTTATCTCGCCACTCTTGGTTTCGTTCTGGGTGAACAGTCCAAGGTAATCTAATAGGTGTAAACCCACTAGTACCATCTTGTGCTTTAGTCCACATTCGATGAAACCAGTTACCTGTACCATTTGGTGTAGACAATACAATTGCTCTACCTCCAGTTGCGAGTGTTTGCTGGGCTGAACCCCAAATCTCTTCAATTCTATTTTCTTCAATAAATGCAGCCTCATCAATCACTAGAAGCGAAATTGCTTCTGATCTACCAGCATCGCCTGCTGCAGATACTGCTTTAATTTGGGATCCATTTTTAAGTCGTAGTGACAGTCGGTTATTTTCTACTGTGGGTAATTTTAACCAACTAGGTAACTGATCGTACATAAATCGTACTTTAGTTACTAGATTTTTTGCTGTTTCTTGCTTTGTTGCAATTACAAGGATATTTTTATCCTTTTGAAACAACATCATATGTAAAGCTATACCTGCTGAGAGAGTCGATATACCAAGCTGTCTTGATTTTAGAATTACTGATTTATCGTGCTTGTTTAGTAGAGTTAGTACCTTTTCTTGGAAAGGGTATAGATTAAATTGTGTGCGACCTCTTGTTGGATGTTGAATCCAACAATATTTTTTCATAAAATAAACGGGATCGCTCGCAGATTTAACGAACTCTTGTTTGATAATTGATTTAATGTCTGCCATCGTATATACGTAGCTAAAAGAAAAGGGGACCTAATGGCCCCCTATCTTAATACGGGAAAACCCGCATCGCTCGCTTATCCTTTTAAGTTAGCTAACTTTTGCATACGCTTAACTGATTCGTTAAGTGCAAAGTTATCTTCTTCTAATTCGATTTCTTCAGGAATACCCGCTTGGGATAAAGCGAGATTTTTAGTATCTTCAGGGCTCATTTCTTCAGGGGTTTTTTCGTCAAAAGATTTTTCTTCTTCATCAACCACTGTTTTTCTTTTTCTACCTTCAGATACTTTGTCGTATTCTTTCTGGAGTTTAGCTTGTGCTCTTTCGAGTTCTTTAAGTTGTTTACGAACTTCTTTAACGGCATTTTTATCCATCATTTCAGTAAATTCTTCATCTTCATCAATGCGGGTTAAACGTGCGTTTGTTTCTTCGATCATTTCTGCTACAGCAGCAAGTTTAGTTTCAAGTGCTGCAATGCGTCCTTGATTTTCGATTTCTTTCATCTTTTTAGCTAATGGATTTTTAGCTTCTTTGATTTGCTGTTTAATATATTTTTCTAAATTTGTCATAGTAGTGTTGTTTTCATAGATATCATCAAATCCACTTAAATCAAGATCTTCAAAATCACCAAAATCCATTGCTGTTGGGTCGTCAGCGACGTCAAATTCGGCTGATTTGGCTTTTCTGCCTCTAGTTTCAGGGGCGTTTGGATCACGCTCTGGTTTCATTGCCTTTTTAAGCTGTGAAGTTAACTCAATATATCCCTTCATTTCGAGGGCTTTAATAAACTTATTAGCTTGTGCTGGTGAGTTGTAAGCATCAACTGCTAATCTGATGTCTTTAGAAGTAAAACCAGATGAAGATGTAAGAGCAGTAGCTACTTTTTTCATATCTTCAGCGCTAAATCTCTTTTTAGGACGCTTTTGACCAGGTGTTTTGTAGCTTTTAAGAATATTGTTTACTCTTTCCATAAACCTAAGTACCTCATCGTATGTGTGGTTACCTTTAAGTTTAAAGACATTAGAAGTACGAGCCATTTCTTCTAGGCTCTCATCTTCTTCTACAAAGGAAGGTTTGCCAAACATAGCATCTTGTTCGTCATTCCAATCTTTTGATATTGCTGCTATATCTTCATCGTCAATATCTCCTTCGTAGTCTTTGGTAAGTGTATCTATTACTTCTTGTTCTGCTCTATCTAGGGCACCAGCGGCTAGGTTTTCTAGCTCTTCCTCATCGCCAGTTTCCATGGCTTGAGCAATTCTTTCATCTTCAGTCTGCTCACTTATAGCAGCTTTGATTTCTTCAAGTATAATCTGCTTAATTTCAGCTTTATTCATTTTTGCAAAATATTGTTGTTAACAACAATAAATATATAAAAATTACTGAGGAAGTGTATATCCTATAGTGTGTATTAAAACTACTGTACCTACAAAACCTCCTACAACTCCTATGCCAGGTTTTCTATACCATTTATCTGAATGATCTATGTAATTTAGATGAAGTTGTATTTGTTCGTTTAATAGCTGTATTTCTTCATCTCTATAATAAAGGAGAAGATCATTATGATCATTTAATTCTTTATGGAGTTTGATTTCTTTTTCAAGTTGTGCTATTAAAATAGTTTTAAGTGAATCTTGTGTTTCAAGTGTATCTAGAGCCAAGAAAAACTCCTCAAGTTCCTTAGCAGGAATTTGAAGAGTATCTTGTGAATACGCTATACTAGATACGCCTAAAAATAGAGCGATTAGTAACTGTTTCATTTTTTCTTAGTTCTATATTTCTTTTTAAAGTTATCAGTAGTTTTTTTAGTACTGTTAGTGTCTTTGATTTTTTTCTTAGTGTTAGACACTTTTTTCTTTTGTTGGGAAATAGCTTTTTTAGTTTCTGCTTTTTTTGCTTCAACTTTTTTTGTTTTAGCTTTTACAGTTTTAATTTGTTTTTCATTAGCGTCAACTTTTTTGTCGTGCTCTTTTTTCTTTTTGTTAGAAGTTACTGCAGCGGCACTACCAAGTACTGCAAATAGTCCTAAGATCCATTTCCATAATTTCATTATTGAATAGTTTTTAAAATTTGTTGAATGCGTTCTTCAGTCGATCCCTTAATAGTATAAAATATAGGACGACATTCAAACAGTAGTTTTTGAATTTCTTCATCGATTTCTTTTCTATAATCAGCGTTTGTTTCACGAACTCCATTATCCTCTATACCTAATCCCTCTGGTGAGA